GACACGCTGGATATAAGCCAGCTGCTCTAACCGACTGAGCTACGCCCCAGGGGGATTCCCCGCCGGGGTCACTGTCCAGCGGGGATTGAAGTATATACGGAGGAGTATTCAACGCTCTTGCAAGCGTGTCCGTTGAAGCTGTCAGCTATAAGCCTTTAGCTTCATGATACACTATATCATGTTGATTCGTAACATACGTAACAATCGTAACAAACTTTACTTTTCATCCATAAATCTCAAGTATTCCATTTTGACGCTTGCCTCGGTAGCCCCGCGCCCCATGCGTATAGCTACCTGCTCCCATGTCATTCCCTCGAAAATCCGGTACCGGATAATACGCTGCGTCCGCACCGGAATCGTATTGATCCACACTTCCACATCCTGTTTTATCCGCGCCGCATTCCGCAGGCGCTCTTTTAACACTTCTTCCAGACGATCCTCTGCACCTGGCTCTTGCATTGATGCATACGCAAGTCCCTCAATCCGATACGTCTGCATCGTATATGGAAAATCATGTGATGAGCCTTTGACGGCATCCTGCTCCTGCCGCTTTTTTGCTCTCCTAATCTTTTCCAACTCTGCTTCTGTCTCCTTGACCTGGGCGCAGGCATCTATGTACTGCTCCAATATCCGCTTGTCCAACGGCACCACCTCCCTACGCCTCCCACTGTATTTTGCATTTCCAGACACTGTTTAGACATCCTGTGTGGAAAAACCATTCCGTATTTCTCTTCGTCTTCACGTATTCGATACCCGAAAGCTCGCCGTCCGGATCCAGCTCCCCGCAGCAGCCTTGGCAGAATACTTTGCCTGCCTTGCGCTGCCGCCGCATCGTCATTCGCATCTGACGTTCTGTCACTTCGCCATTTCTCGGATTTTTCGAATCCTTGCTTTTAACGACTCCATTACCCAATTCTGCACATCCTCCTTGCGCTGTAAGGCCTGCATCACGTCCTCGTCACGGGTTCCGCTGGTTATCAGGTGATGGATGATTACCTTCTCCTGCTGCCCCTGCCGATGCAGTCTTTTATTTGCCTGTGTGTATAACTCATAATTCCATGTCAGACCGAACCAAATCACATGGTTTCCGCCTTGCTGTAGGTTCAAGCCATATGCACTACTGGCCGGATGCGTCAGAAGTACATCGATTTTTCCGGCGTTCCAGTCGTCCTCGTCCTGTGTTGTTTTCAGTTCCCGGACCCGCAGATGCATCTTCCCCAAGGCTTCTAAAATCCTCGTCCGGTCATGCTGGTAATTATAAAAAACCAATGCCGGTTTTCCCTGCAAGGACTCGATCAGCTCTATAAATGCCTCTATCTTGCAGTTATGTATTTCATGTACGCTGTGATCCTCGTCATACAGCGCCCCGTTTGCAAGCTGTAAAAGTTTATTGCTGAGGGCCGCCGCGCTGGTAACGCTGATATCCGCCTCATCTTCCGGAAGCTGTAAAACCATCATCCGTTCCAGTTCGTCATAGGCTTTCCGGGATTTGGCATCCAGCTCCACCGGGATTTCGTGGTATGTGATGTCCGGAAGCTGCAGATAGTCCTCCGCTTTCATGCTGATGCAGATGTCAGATATCCGGTCAAGGATGCTTTGCTCACTGCCTGGCTTCGCTTCATAGCTGTACACCATACCGTCCGCGCCGCGCTTGTCCGGCTGGAAATACCGTTCACGGAACTGTGTATACCTCTTTCCAAGCCGCTCGCCGCCATCCAGCAGATAGACCTGACTCCACAAATCATCCAGCCCGTTAGGTGATGGCGTACCAGTCAGTTCGACCATGCGGTCGATTTTATCTCCCATGCTCGCCAATGCTTTAAAACGCTTCGCACTGTGGTTTTTAAAACTGCTTGACTCATCCACAACCACCATATCGAACGGCCAGGCATTCCGGTAATAATCCACCAGCCACACCACGTTTTCTCGGTTGACGATATATAAATCCGCCGGTGTATTTAACGCTTTGATTCTTTTCGCCTGGCTTCCGAGAACAGGGGACACCCGCAGCATACGGGTATGGTCCCATTTGGCTGCCTCCTTGCTCCACGTCCCCTCTGCCACCTTCTTAGGGGCTATGATTAAAACCCTGCGTACCTGAAAACGGTTATATTTCAGCTCCTTGACCGCTGTCAGCGTCGTAACGGTCTTGCCAAGACCCATATCCAAAAATAAGCCTATTTTTTTAACCGCCAGAATCCGGTTTATACAATGCTGCTGATAGGCGTGCGGCTTAAATTCCATCTACCTGCACCTCCGTTCACGCTTTGCACTTGATCGCTATCCTGGTTGCCGCTCTCACGTACCCATATGATTCAAAAAAAGCTCTCAATCCTTCCACTCCGTAAACCACCTCTACCTCCTGTCCTAAATCCCGAAGACGCATCATCTGCACAACCTGCAGGGGACTTAAACTCCCGCTCTCCGTTTTCAGTTCCACGAACACCGGTTTCCTGTTCGGAAAAATCACAATCCGGTCTGGCACACCTGCGTTCCCCGGGCTTGTCCACTTATATGCCCTGCCACCCTCGCGCTTCACTTCCTCGGTCAGAATCTTCTCGATGTCTCTTTCTCTCATGTTCTCGCCGCCTTTATATATTTTTATTTATAAAATATTTTGTTTACGCGTGCGTAACGCGTGTATATAACCCCTCGTATTATGTACGCCATGTACGCCACGCTATCTATATTTTATTTATTTTTACACTCTCTATAGTAAGTTTGTAGTTTTGTAGTTGTTTTATAAAATTGTTAGGTTTTATGCGGTTTTAAGGGTGCTACAACCCCCACTACATTCCGACTACATTGAAAACTACAAAACTACATAAACTACAAAGAATCTACAAACTTTTTCGGCACTATGTAGCCGGTCTTGCGAACCCTCTTTGCTGTCCGTAGGGTCCAAAATTTCGTGGTGTGCTTATCCGCTGCCATTTGCCGTGTAGAAGAATATTATTGATCTCCATGCTGTCGGACCGCTTCATGAACTTCAAATCCCCACCAAAGCACTCCGCCCATATTTCTACAGCGCAGATTCTATCCCTTATATGCAATGCACCTTCTATGTGCAAACCTCCCGAAAGGAACATCCGTCTCTTCGTCAGGTCCATCTGTTCCCAATTTTCCGGCACCGGCTTATTTAAAAAGTCCATTATAAGGCCTTCTTTTCCGGATGCCTCCCTGTGGGTCTCCTGCTGCTCTACGACCGCCGCCTCAAGGTTCTTCGGCATATACAGTTCTTCCCCCGCCGCCCAGCGGGCATATGCCTCCGCCCACACCTGATCTACTTCCTGCGGCAGCTCTCTCCATACAGATTTTTTCGCTGGATGCAGTCCAACATCTATCGGCCAGAAACGCCGGTTCCCTGTCATATCTTTTAAAAACTCGCTGTCATTGGACGTTCCGAAAAACACGCAGCGCCGCGGGTACTTGTCCGTCCGGCGACCGTATGCCGCCCTGTAGATATCCTCTGTCTTACTTAAAAACTGCTTAACTACCTGCGTCTCCTGCTTCGTGAACGCGCTCAGTTCTCCGACCTCATTAATCCATGTCCCTTGAATTAGCTCCGCCGCCTCTTTCCCCTCAAAAGTTGTGAGGCTGTCGGAGAACCACTGCCTCCCCAGAATCGCAAGAAACGTACTCTTACCAATCCCCTGCGGTCCGGTAAAAATCGGCATGTAATCGTATTTGATGCCTCCGACTACCGCCCTTGCCACCGCCGCGCAGAGTGCTTTTCTAATAACCGCCCTGGTGTACGGTGTGTCATCTGCGCCCAGATAGTCCGCCAACAGGGTATCCACCCTTGGCACGCCGTCCCATTCCAGCTCCTGCAGATAATGCTTCACGTCATTAATTTTATTCTGGGCGCTGACGATCAGCAGCGCATGGTCCAGTTTTTCCCGCCCCGTAAGTCCGTAGAACACCTCTACGTATCGGTAAAAGCCCGCGTCATCCACGTCCGTCCAGCGCCGTTTTTCGTCCCTCTGGTTCCACGGCACGCGCCCCAGAACCATACCGCAGGATGCGAATTCATCCGTCACGATTCTTCCCTTTAAAAGCGGGTCGTTTTCCAGGACGATCACCGCGTTGTTTATGGTCTTCTCATATCTTCCATTGCCATCCTTGGTCAGCTTCGAAAGCCAGGACAAATCATAATCCGGTACCGATGCCTCCGTCCCTGTCGCGGGTGTCTCAAATGCCGACCTTGCCTGTTCATAACGCTCCTTTGAGAGTAATTCAGACGACGGTAATTTAGCAGCCGGCGTCCCGTCTTTGGCGTCGTTATCTTTATCGCCGAACATATGAAGCCGGACTAAATCGAACGCGTTTACCAGCTGACCGCTACACGGATCCGTTGCGTGATGGGAATACAGGAACAAGTCCCCATCGTAAACCACGGCACCGCCGACCGTAGAACCACCTGTGTAGGTGTATCGCCCCGGCATCGCAGTTTCCTCGTACATCCCCGGAATGAACTTTTCCATCGCCTGTGTGATGGTATACGTCCGGCAAAAGGCGCCAATAATACCGCGCTTAGACAACGGATTTTCCTGTTTTGCCAGCCTCCGGCGCTCGATTGCATCCGCCCCCGGAACCTGCGGCCACTGACTGATATCCCGCCAGTCCCCATACATACCAAGTACACCGTCAAGGCTGCAGAACGGTTTATCGTAAACTTCTGCCACATACTGGCTGTCGCTGCAGCAGCTCGGCCAGTACATCAGTCTGGATGCCTCAAAGGTCGTCGGATCGCAGAACTCGATGCCAATGAGCGCAGCCAGTTTCCTTGCTGCCGGCTCATACTCATCCGCAGTACCTGTCCTATCCACCGGGATGATCACGCGGAGCCGCGGTGCGTAGCCGGAGTGCTTCCGGGTACTATAAACCGCAGCGGCGCACCCAAGACCATCCACGCGCCGCAGAATGTCATCCGTCTGCCCTGCGGGGATATTGTCCAGGTCCAGTGTAATTAAATCCCTTCCTGTTACGTCCGCGGCTTTCCGGCGGTCACCTTTCAGGGTACCCCCCACAAAACCGCCCACGTCCTTCAGCTCATCCTGCTGAGATTTTGGAAGGGCAAGGTACTGCTCCAGCGTTTCTGTTCCGCGCACCGGGGTTTTCAGTTTTTCTGCAAATTCAGACCACATGATATCAGATTTCAGCCAATGTGTAGCCTTCCTGCTGCCTGCCGTGCTGATCTGCAGCTTTCTGTTATATTGCATTCCTGCCCCTCCTAATCCTTCATGTAATAATTACTTTCAAACCCCGCGCCTTTCAGAATCAACCCCTGCGCCCAGGGAATCGGTTCTGCCATCAGGTCGCATATCTCATCGACGGTAGTACTCATCGGCGCGTCGATAATTACCTCATCATGTACGTGGAATACCACCTGTAGATGCCTGGATGATATCCGTTCCAATGTGACCGCTAGGCAGTCCCTGGCAATCGCCTGGATGATATTCTCCGTCATTTTCCCGCCGTATGTAGATGTTATCTCCCACTTCCGGCTCTGCTGACCGATCGAGTAGTAATGCAGCGCCAGTTTTCCAAACTGATTCTCCCTTAAAAATGGCTTCGGGTAATAAAGTTTCCGTCCGCTTGGTAGCCGTACTGTTAAAAAGGACTGACCGTAAACCAAATCCCCCTCCAGCGCAAATATCAGCCCGTAAATAGCCTGCGGCTGAGCTGTCCGCATAACTGCGAGCGCTGCATTTTCCACCGCATACCATAAATCACGGATGCGCGGGTTCGCCTGCCGCCAGCGCTGGACAATATCCGGAAGTTCATCTTCTGTTAACCCCATCTGCAACGCGCCCATCGCTATCAGCGCCGCGGTACCGCCCTGATAGCCGAGGGCAAGTGTCGCAACCTTCCCCTTCTGCCTCAGGGCGTATTCCGGGTTTCCTTTTGCAATTCGGTCAACCGGCACGCCAAACATCTGGGACGCCGTCGCTTCATAGATTTTCCCGTGGGTAGCAAATACTTCATTAACCCACTGTTCACCCGCCAGCCAGGCAATCACACGCGCCTCAATTGCCGAGAAATCCGCCACCACAAATTTATTCCCGTCCGACGGGATAAAAGCGGTACGGATCAGCTGGGACAGCGTATCTGGAACATTCCCATAAAGCAGCTTCAAACCATCATAGTTTTTTGCTTTGACAACTTTCCTCGCATAGTCCAATGTCTTAATGTAATTACGCGGGAGATTCTGCATCTGTACCAGCCTTCCCGCCCAGCGTCCCGTCCGGTTCGCCCCGTAATACTGCGTCAGTCCGCGCACCCGATCGCCTTCTCCCTTCGCTGTCGCCATCGTGACATATTTTTTAATGGACGTTTTTCCAAGCTGTTGCCGGATCCTTAACATCTGCTGTACCTCTTCCGGAAGCGCATCCGCCGCTTCCAGTGCTTTCGATACGGTCTCCTTCCGGATATCCTGGAAGCGATCTGGATCTTCCGGGTTTCTCCGGCTGTGCTCATTCAGCCAGGGAAGCAACTGCGGACCACTGTTCGGGTTAGCCAGTCCAGTCAAACGGATGGCTTCGTCCGTTAATCTCTGCGTACTAATCTCATCGATATACAGCGCGCCAGTGATCAGTTCCGTGTCCACCCGGACACCGTATGCATTCATAAGGATATCCATCTGCCATTGCTTCTGTTCCGCATCTGGCATCGGGAACTGACTGAGCCTTGAGAGTATCGCGCGTTCCGTCACAACATCCTGCTTACAGTATTCCTTGAACAGTTCCCATTTGTCCTGATCGTGCCAAGGCTGATTCCACGTCCTGTTTCCGTTACGTTTTGTAGGTTTACAAGGAACACAGAAATATCGAATCAGCGCCTTACCGGTGGCAAGTTTACGTTTATCCTGAGGAAGCCCGATCGCCTTGCCGGTTGCATCCAGTCCGGCAGTGTACCCACAATAAAGACCATGAACCATCGTACAGCGCCACTGCTCTATCGGGGTTTCACACACCGCTCTATTAAGGCAGTACCATTCAAACGCTGCGTTATATGCGTGTTTCAACGTCCCTGGATCCGACAGTGCTTTAACGATTTCATCCGGAATTTTTTCTCCGCTCATGAGGTCTACAATTTCAACCGGCGCATCGTCCATCTGATAGGCGAACAGCAGTATCTGAAAGTCCGGGGACTGTGCATATCTATAAGCCCCTGCTTCGGCGATACCCACGCTGCTCCGCGTCTCTATATCAATGTTCAGATGTCTTATCATCACGGTTCCTCCTGTTCAAAACGGGGGCTCTATAGCCCCCGATAGTTCTAGTACGGCATCCCGGTTAATGGGTTCACACTGATTCCCGGCTGCGGTGTGTATGCCTGTGGCTGTACATACTGCTGCTGTGGCTGCGCATATGCTTGAGCTGTCGGCTGTGGCTGCCCCATCGGTGCGGGGGAGCCAAACGCCTGTGCTGCGGAGATAGAGCCGCCGCCCAGCGCTTCCCCATCCCTTAATTTCTGCACCGGTCCCAGACCACAGCCGATGCCTTTCTTTCCGCCAAACATATACGGATAAAACGTTACATTTACGCGACCGTACATACCGCTGTACACCTCCGACTGGTTGATAATCGGGTTCCCCATACGATCCACAACCTCCGGCGGATAATCCGCTTTCGCGCTGGCGGTAAATACCCAATGTCCTTTACACTCCGCCCCAAACGGCATGCCGTCGGATGGTCTCACACCATCGCCATCATAAACTGGTGTCGGT